ACTGGTGTTATGCATACCTTTGATGTTTCTATTAATGAGAAACCAGGTTTGATACAAACTCCAGTACCAACTGCAACAATAGCTGATATTAAATATAAGTCATTGATTAGGTATAAACCTACCGACCAATTACAAGAAATTGAATGGACAGCCACTGCATACAAAAGTCCTGTAAATACAATTCAAGGTCAGTCTGGTGGAATACTTATAGTTAAGGATAGAGTAATGGGAATGTTAGTTTCTTCTGTTAGAGACACATTTTCCTGTTTTATTCCAATTCCTTCTATCACTGATGATGAAGTTTTGCAATTAGCAACACCATGTTTTCATGTTGCTAATAGTATGGAATGTAAGTTGACATTAGCACCTAGTGTAACACATTCTCATGCTTTAACCCAACATTTATCTACAGATTCTGCTGTTGAATATTTTGGAGTTTCTGATCCTCGAGAAGTGCATCAGGCACGACCCAAGAGTCAGTATTACCCATCTACTATCACTGAAAAGTGTGCAATTAAATATGAGAATGGATATGTATTACCATGTGATGGACATGATAGTAAGTGTTATACTATTCCAATATTAACTGCGCGCACTAGAGTAGATGATACTGATGCTGAAAAAGTGTATTGGATATCTCCTTTATTACGTAATGTTGCAAATCTAGTTGTACCAAAACTAGAACCTCCAATTGAGTTTGCTCAGAAAGCGGCATGGGATTATATACAAAAATTTAATCACTTAACTGTAGATAAACCAATTTGTCGAGCTACATTACATCAAGTTTTAAATGGAGATGAAGGAATTACTTCACTTAAAAAGACTTCATCTGCTGGATTATTGTTTCCTGGCAAAGTATCTGATTATTGTGATGGAAGTCCAGGGCATTATGTTCTTAAAGATAAGAAAAGTTATGTTGCATTTTTAACTAGTCTTCGTGATGGAATAGAACCTTTTATGCCTCTGAAGACTAGTTTGAAAGATGAGATTATAACTGTGGAAAAGAATGAAACTGGACGTGTTCGTGCATTCAATGGTTGTTCTTTACATGAAACTCTTGCAGCAAAACAATACTTGGATCCTATTTTTAAATTCATGCAAGATCACCCGTATGAATTTGAATTAGCGGTAGGAGTAAATTGTTTAAGTGGAACTTGGAAAGATTGGTATCTGAAAATGAAGAGTCATAAACACCATATGGCTCTTGATTTTAAAAATAATGATACTTCTCAATTACGAGTTTTGCTTTTAATGCTTCATAATATTTTTGAAGTAATTATGAATATTATGAGAGTGCAAGAGATTGACCCCAATTATAAGAGAATAGTGCATAGATTGTTA